GTGGCAAAGCAAAAGTTCAAAATCACCAACTGGCCCACCTACAATAAAGCCCTCATCAACCGTGGCTCCATAACTTTCTGGCTGGATGATGAAGCTATTCAGGCCTGGTATGAGTCGGCAGCGCCTTCTTCACGAGGCAGACCTCAGCGCTATTCTGACCTTGCCATCACGACTGTGCTGGTCATTAAACGCGTATTCAGGCTGACCCTGCGCGCTGCGCAGGGCTTTATTGATTCCATTTTTTCTCTGATGAACGTTCCGCTACGCTGCCCGGATTACAGCTGTGTCAGCAGGCGGGCAAAGTCGGTTAATGTCAGTTTCAAAACGCCCACCCGGGGTGAAATCGCACACCTGGTAATTGATTCCACCGGGCTGAAGGTCTTCGGTGAAGGCGAGTGGAAAGTCAAAAAGCATGGCCAGGAACGCCGCCGTATCTGGCGTAAGCTGCATCTCGCCGTTGACAGTAAAACACATGAAATTATCTGCGCTGACCTGTCGCTGAACAACGTTACGGACTCAGAGGCCTTCCCCGGGTTAATCCGGCAAACCCACCGGAAAATCAGGTCAGCCGCCGCCGATGGCGCTTACGATACCCGGCTATGTCACGATGAACTGCGGCGTAAGAAAATCAGCGCGCTTATCCCACCCCGAAAAGGTGCGGGTTACTGGCCCGGTGAATATGCAGACCGTAACCGTGCAGTGGCTAATCAGCGAATGACCGGGAGTAATGCGCGGTGGAAATGGACAACAGATTACAACCGTCGCTCGATAGCGGAAACGGCGATGTACCGGGTAAAACAGCTGTTCGGGGGTTCACTGACGCTGCGTGACTACGATGGTCAGGTTGCGGAGGCTATGGCCCTGGTACGAGCGCTGAACAAAATGACGAAAGCAGGTATGCCTGAAAGCGTGCGTATTGCCTGAAAACACAACCCGCTACGGGGGAGACTTACCCGAAATCTGATTTATTCAACAAAGCCTCGCCTGATTAGTGATGTAAAGCTTATTCATCGTGATGGTTGGCTTCTCATCCTCATCGGGGGTGAAGTGACAGAAGAGGACGTTTCTTGCCGGTGAAATGATGCTGATCCGCTGTTCAGTAATGATGCTATCGGGGTTTTCTAGTACTTCCGTTAAATTCCTCGTGTGGCTGTACCACAGGCCAGATACGGAAACCCGGAGTTTTAACTGGGTAACAGGCGTTCCATATTGGGCATCCAGGTTCGGTTCACTTTCATTGAATCTAAAAATTTTGTTTATTTTGGAGTGAGGGGACCACGATCTTTCGCTTCTGCTCAATTCATCAATATTTGATGTGTTAAAAAAATAGGGTTTGTTGCCGCCCTGCTGATGGCGGATAGCACTCTTTAACGTTCCGTTGGTTCTGCCTAATTTGATGCAAAGGCTTATTGCACCAATATCATGCCAATGAAGCAGATCTTCTAATTCACAATTTAATAATTTTTGAGCGCGAGAGATTGAACAATATTCCAGTGGCGGAAGGTTGTTGAGTTTCCATATGTTCCGTTCTTTTCTTTCCATGGTCATTATTATCTTATGAAAAATAGGTTGGCTTTTGAGTTTCTTAAGCTGAATTTTGTCTACGTATTGATGATTGTATGATGTTTAATTCATGCTAAATAATTTATCAGAGATGATGTTGTATATCAATTGGTGAATCGGGTCAGACCGTTATCTGTCGTGCAGTCTATCACTTTTTCTGCAGTAATTAAATATATCGCTAATAGAAAATTATAATTGATAGCTATTATTACAGGGAATGATTTGCATTTAATTATTTATGTAGTGAATTGAATCCGGAGGTGTATACGACGTTAATGACAATACGGGATCGTGTGCTTTAGCTGGAGGTGGGAGTTCTCAGAACGTAAACTGTTCGATAAACGCCGGTTAACGAGCGTAGCTGGAAGGTTGAACAGCGAGCTGCCATCGCTTGCATCAGGCCTGCAACACGAAAATATCTCTAAAGGGGGCGGGGTGTCAGGCAGGGATTTCCCGATGTAACAAGGCAGATTGTCCCCTGCAGGAATCGAACCTGCAACTAGCCCTTAGGAGGGGCTCGTTATATCCATTTAACTAAGGGGACATGGATATGATTGATTTTTAAGCGTTCTGCTTGTTTTACATGTTATCCCATTAGTTCACGTATCATCAAGCATTTCGTTTCTTTTCTTTCCTCTCCCTTCGCATCCTTTCCGCTAGAAAATCATCTCGTTCACTTGCCATTGCGTACACATTGAGTACAGAATGCTTAGATTCAGTGTGTACAGGATACAAAGCCGTGGCCCTCAGCGACACCAAACTTCGCAGCATCAACGGTAAGCCCTACAGCGGCACGCCAGAAGTCACAGATGGTGACGGATTAAGTGTGCGCATAACTCCCACTGGAACGATTACGTTTCAATTCCGCTATCGTTGGAACGCCAAGCCTGTGCGCCTTTCCATAGGCCGCTATCCTGCAATGACTCTCAAAGATGCCCGAGTGATAGTCGGCGAGATGCGCGAATTGTACCTCAAGGGACTAAACCCTAAAAATTATTTTGCTAAAGAAGACGGAGAACTGACGCTAAAGGAGTGCCTGGATCAGTGGTGGATCAAGTATGTTGAGACGCTGAAGCCTAATACTCAGACGCTCTATAAGTCAGTTGTGTACAACACCATGTACACAGAATTCCCAGATGCTCCTGTCGTTAACATCCCTGTTTCTGCATGGGTTAGATTCTTTGATAAGCAGGAGAAGAAAAACGGGAAAAAGGCCAGAGTGCTGCTTCTCCAGTTACGATCCGTGATGAACTGGTGTATCAGCCGCCAGTTGATACCTTCTTGTGAGGTTCTGAAGCTAAGCGTTAAGACCATTGGCAAGAAACCTGATGTGGGTAGCCGAGTTCTAACGTATACGGAACTAGCCAAAATTTGGTTGGCGCTGGAGAACAGCAAGATCGTTACCTCAAACAAGGTGCTTCATCAACTTTTGATGCTTTGGGGTGCCAGGTTGTCAGAACTCCGCTTGGCTACCACCAGTGAGTTCAACATGGACGATCTGATTTGGACTACTCCATCAGAGCATTCCAAGATGGGTAATGTAATTCGTAGGCCTGTTTTCGACCAGGTAAAACCTTTCGTGGATAGGCTGCTCAATGCTGGAAACAATGTACTCTTTCCGGGCCAGGAACTGGACAAGCCTATAGATCGCTCGTCAGCTAATCTCTATATGAAAAAATTAAGGGATAAAATTGATATACCGGAGTGGCGAACACATGACTTTAGGCGCTCGCTGGTGACGAATTTATCAGGGGAAGGGGTTATGCCCCATGTCACCGAAAAGATGCTGGGGCATGAACTGGGAGGAGTGATGGCGGTGTATAACAAACATGATTGGCTGGTGGAACAGAAAGAAGCGTATGAGCTGTATGCCGATAAGATTTTTTGGCATGTTAAACAGCTCGATTAACGCCGCCCTCGTCTATCCATTTCATTACAGCTTTACGGCTATACCTAGAAGGGTAGGTGAGAACAGGGTCGGGGAATCCATGATCCTTTCGTAAACGCCAAACAGCCGTTTTTTTCTTTTTGAGCAGGTCGAATACTTCCTGCTCTTCCATAAAATCATTAATTGTCATAAGTACCCCCATTAAAGATTACCGTTAAAAGCACATGTCCCGCACCCGCCGCGAGCACCTTCAGTACAAACATCACAGCGGTCTACTTTTTTACGAGGTCGTTCTTTGATGTGCAGCCTTGGTTCCCCGTCTTTTGGCTCCGGCCATGAGCGCTGCTTGTTTACCGCCAGCTTTTCGATCATCGCTTGGGTAATCTGTTCGTCGGTGATACCGGCACGCCGCTGCGCATCCCACAGCAAGAATTGCATATCAGACCACTCGGAGAGGTCGCCAGGTTCGGCAGCTGCTTCCAGCGCTTCTTTGCTGAGGTGCTTCAGCGGGCCAACCGGGCCGACATTACCGAAGGTCGCCTGTGACCACTCAGCGTGCTCACGGCGTACCTGGTCGCGTTGACGCGCTGGCGCTGGATGTGTGAATAACAGAATCTGACGTCGGGGATCGGCGTGCTCGCAATCCTGGCGGGCCAAGGAAAGCATTGCCGCATAACCGTCGCGTTTTAGGTCGCTTAATTCCTCTTTGTCAGTCCACGCCACCGGCTCGCTGTCCATTGCGGCCAGCGCGATGCGAGCCAGCTCCTCAGCCTCTTCAGCTGGCAGCATTACGTTGCTTCCAGCGCCATAGATTTCACGCCATGATTTTATTTTTTCCAGCCGTTCTCTGGTTAACTGGTTACTGGTCATTTATTCAGCCTCCACGCTGTTAGCATGGCAATAATGCTCACCATTCGGGCGCGTAGACGTTACACCACAGCGCGGACATGGTTCAGGAAACGTTAGAATCAACTGCTCAACAACTGTTGAAACTTCCTGCTGTTCAGCGTCGGTAAGCTGGCGCTTAAGTTCAAACTCCAGCGAATCGACGACTAAGAAGGAGAAGCCCTCAATAGAACTGCGCATAGCATCAATGATTTTTTCTTTCGTCAGGGCATCAGTCATGGCTGGCCTCCTTACCGCTACTAACAGACAAGTTTTTATTCACGATGGCATCTATCAGGCGTGATGCTGCAGCTTTCTGAGATGAGACATTCGCGATTACCGTTGGCCTAGTTTTCTCGCAGCTGGCGCAAATACCATCCCATGATGAAATGAGGAAGAAATCTTCACGATCGGCAATGCCGGTATTCATTACCAGGTCCTCAATCATCAGCGTGACCCCGCGAACACCCCGACCTTCGCTTAACCTCTGCACTGCGTAGCCGAAGGCATTAATCATCACGGCATGGAACTGGATATACTCGCGTTTGTATTCGGCCTGGTTCGTACCTCGGCGAATATCATCTAAACCAGTCAGCATCAGCCACGCATTCCACAACCCCTCCAGATCATCTTGCGAACATGAACCTGAAAATTTTGCAGTGGCATCACTAAGGGCCTTGAAGCTCACCCACTTATCACTTTTCGCGGGAACAACGTTATGCTCAAAATCGGTGATTTCAGAAAAGACGCTGTGTGAACTGATAAAACTGACCATCTCCTGCGCGTTCTTATCACGACCGTTATAGGCCATATTGATAGCCGCAGAAGGTTTCGAAACATTGTTGTTAATGTCGGAGAAGAACTGCTGACGCGTCTTCAGCGAAAGCTTATGAGTCAGCATTAATGGCACGTGGATTGGTTCGCCAACGGTACGGCAGAACTCGGCGATTCCAGCAGCTCGATGCTGGCCGTCAAAAAGTTTTATTTCTGCATCCATAGGGAAACGCACAACACCAACGTTGGTATTACCGAACTCCTGAAACTCAATCTCCGAGTTACAATTACCTACCAGTGGCGGGATAATGAATGGCTCTTTATTCTCATGAGCATTCAATAAGTATTCATAAAATTTCTTCGCTCTCGCTGGATTAATTTCGCGCTGAGAACGTTCTAAGGTATCACCGTAATTATCGCTTGCGAGGACTCGCGCCAGGGTTCGTGCTGGCACTGTCATCATCAGGACAATTGCTCCTCCCTGAACACCACGTGACGCCGGAAACTCAAAGAAATAATCGCCGATTTCGCTCATAACATCACCCATTCGTTAACCAGCCAGATACCCAATGCTGAAAGAACGATAATTGCGATCAGCGCTATACCGTTCAGAATTAACGCCTTCCTAAGAGGGCGCTTGCTGAGGGATTCTGAGTTCATTTACAAAGTTCCTCCCATTGTTTAATTAGCCTCAACCTGCCCGCATTAATGCTGGTGGCATGATAGGTAACGCGAACTGTATGGCATCCTTTAGGGCACTTCAGCGCCCCATACCGCATGAAGGGGCTGTTACCATGCCAGGCGAATTGAGCTATTGCGCCACAGGTTGGGCATTTGAATTGGTTGGTATCTGTCATGCGGCGTCACTTTCTTCAGATGAAGCGCCATGATCATTTGACTGTTCACAATCAGCAGGCACGGATGTTTCGTATCGGAATTCCTGAAGAATCGACAGCACTTCAGCTTGCATGGCTGGTGGAACTTCAAAGATCAGACTGCCGCTGGTTGTCTCCTGGCATGACGCGATGATCTCCAGAAACTTCCGCGCCTTTCCTGCGTTGAATTGTGGTTTGGCGATGCTTTTTGTTACCTTCTTCTTCCCGGCTGCTTCTGCTTTTTTCATCAGCCTGGAAGCTTCACGATCAGCGTAAACACCATGTTCACGAGAAATGCTGATCGCGATGGCGTAGTTCATTGACCCATCGCGTACCAGCTTTTTGATATACGGGGTGCATTCATGAAGCTGGAGATGTTGAAGGATATCGGACTCTGAGCGCTTAACCTTTCCGGCAATTTCTGACGGGCTCCACCCCTGATTTTGCAGCCGATGATATGCAGCGCCACGTTCAAGAGGTGTTAGCGCCAGCCCTTGCGAGCTGGTGACCATGAAGGCGATTTTATCCGCTTCACTACCGACAAAATCTTTGCACTCAAGCCGCACTATATCGTGACCCATAGCGATAGCTGCCAGGGCGCCGTGATAACGGTGGTGACCGTCGATCACTTTCACTCCGCGTTCGGTAACCTCTACTGCCAGCGGCGGGATATATTCCCCGGCAATGAATGCGTCGCGGAATTCTTCAACATGCGCCTGATTAAGTTCGCGGACGTTGTAGCCTTCCTCCGCATAAATGGAAGCGACAGGGACGTTATAGGTTTTTCGGGTAGTTAACCCGGCGTCTTTATCGTTATAGAGCTGGCCTAAGCTGGGCATATGGTCACCTTTTTGAATTAGGGAGTGCTTCGCTATGCGCCCCACCGGGAGGCGCATAAAACAACACACGGAGGGGTTAGATGGAGCCTTCGTAGATAGGCAGTTCTTCACCGAGTTGGTTTTCCATATCGGTCACAATCTCTTGGAAGGCATGCTCAACAACTTTCTTCGGTTCGATCAGCTCATACCAGAGGATCAACTGGCCATCACGCAGGCGGTAACGAATTCGGGCATCAACCTGGTACGGTGAACCGTTATGGAATGGTGAAATTGCCAGGCTGATTTTTTCCGGCATTTTTGTGTTACCTGAACCGGATTTCTCATCGCTGTACTGGAACTGACAAGTACCATCGGTGAGCCGTTTCACTGACTTGAACTCAGATTTACGGGTTTCCTGAAACGCGAGAACCATTTCCAGCAGTTCAGTACCAGACGGACCCGAGTAGTTATCACCGACCGGCGCAACATTCTGGATGTTGTTTTCCAGGAACTCAGCGAAATTAATCTGGTCCATTTTGGTGCCATCAGCAGCAGACCAGGCTTTCCATTCGTCAGAGAAATGGCAGTCATAAACCGCTTTGTGCATTCCCCAGTGGGGGCTATCGGCGTTCTGGTGGAAGTCCAGCACCGCGACGATCCGTGTTTTGGTCTTATCAGCGAAAACAACAGAACGAGCATCACGGAATCGCTGGATATAAGCGATTAACGAACCGGGGGAAATCAGGTTAGTAATCTGGCGAATGCGGGACGGGGCAATCTGGAGGCTTTCAAGCGATTTGACATCAAAGCCATCCGGTACCACGACAGACGGGATATCAGTGTCAGTTTTCAGTGTTGCAGCAACCAGATCACGAATATCAAGCACGGTCGAGCCTTCAATCTGAGACATTGAATAATTCCTTTAGAGAGATGTGTTGAAAAGAGGGTGGGATTACTGGGCCAGCTTAATAGGCGCAGTTTGTGGTGCCTGGTCGATAACTTTTAAATCAAGCTGATGTTGGTCAGGATCATCGCGTAACAAAGAGCCATCGTGAGTTGAGAACATAATAGTATCGGCGCGTTCCAGCTCAGGAATTGACCTTGTCACTTTAGGGGTCACCTTCATCACGTTTTCATCCCGTCCGTTCAGCATTGAACAATTCAGAGTCAACGTTACTGCGCCTTTTTTACGCGTTTCTCGTACTGCCTTGACTACCTCTGCCAGCGCTTCGGTCAGTTCGGCATCGAGAGTGCCTTTGTTGATGTACGCCAGCTGCTGGCTAAACGGCGTGGTGTTTTTTGTTTCGGACATAATTATCTCCAGTTATCAGCAAGGATCGCCTTTCTGGGTAAGAAGCCTGTACAGCCAGCTCTGCCGCCAGAATCGAACGAATGATTTGGGGTTGCGAACAGCCTGCACACCACGAGGGACGCGCATCAGGTCGCCGTACTGAAAATTAACGTTACGGAAAGTCATATAAATCACCGAATGATGAGGTGTCCGGCAGGATTTGAACCCGCGCTGGGTTGGGCATCCCAGCCAACACCGGGAGCGGACACATAGAAGAAAAAGGGCGGTTACCCATCAGAACATTATCCTCTTCCTCCTGTTTGATTGGTGGAAGACTGGATAACCGCCAAAAGAAGCTGTTATGCGATGTATTCGATAATTTCAGCGCCGTCTAAGTCCCAATTACCGCAATAGCCAAGACCACGATTGAACCCGAATGCGCAGAGGTGATAATCCAGATCGGCGCAGGCTCGCGGGTTGATGTCTACGTCATCAAGGTCACACTCCAATACAGCTCCGGATGGAAGCTGGAAAACGACCTTCGGGCGGACTACGCGCAGGTGGAAGCGGGAAGACTCTTCAGCTCCGATAGCGTCAATCGCCTGATAGCGCCATTCGTCCGCCATAGCTTCAGCGTCGTCAGCGCTACGTGAGTCGTGGAAAGGGAAATATTTGATTTCGGTGTTACCGTTAAGAACTACAGCCATACATGCTGACATGCGCTTACCCTCACGTAATCGTTATTGAGTGGATTAGTAAAAGGCCCGAAGCCTTTGATTAATTCACTGCTAATGGTTTAATGAAATTTTCTATTAATGGAGACATGCTATGGAAAAGTGGGAAATGACAGCCTTCTGCCCACTCTGCAAGCAGGTTTTTGTTGCTAAAAAATTTCGGTCCCACCTAAACAAGCATCACGCTGAAGCATCAGATGCCGACAAATCCAAAGTAGAGAAAATGGCGCTAATAGCTCTTAACTCTGTGAAGAGAAACATTAACAAGGAGAGTAAGGAGCTAAAAAGCGCCACGGACTTGATAACCTCTCACCGAAACGGATACACAGGAACGGTAAGTGGTGGTGCTTTTGGTCAAGGGAAAAAATGACCATCCGCTTTTGGTATTAAGAAAATTGCTCTTTTGCTCGCGCAGGAAATACTTATGCTTGAGAAAAAATGTCAGTGTGAAGGACGAAACCCCCAGTGTGCGTATTGTGGCGGCTGGGGATATCTTGATTCAATAGGTGAATCCAGGGCTTCATCTGGCCCAAGTGCGCCTCCTGCAGCGAAGGTAAAGCCCAAGCGTAGAAAACAGCACTCAACCCCGCTTTTAACATCTTCAAAACGTAAGCGGCAGAAGGTTAAGCCCAAGATGAATATTGAACCCCGCTGCGTACTATGCGGCAGCATTGTTGAAGACTTCGCGTCTCATAACTGCGTAAACCCAAAATAATTCTTCACGTCCCAATCTCGCATTCCGATTTAAACGGGTCAGCGGAGACATTCGGCGGCACCCCGAATTGTGGTTTGTGATAGCCCGATCCTGATTGTTAAAGAGCGGTATTGCTTCAGCGGACCCCGTACGTAATGTTTACGTATGGCGTTTTTCCGCTGGTGTAATTTTAGAATACTAGGGGTATTTCTTGTTGTAAATACTCAGGGTATTTATTTTGGGCGGATTTATGATATGGATATGAATTCTAAAGGTATTTTTTTTGTGGGGGGGCGGGGCGATTGTATAGAGAAAACCCGGTGAAGTACCGGGTTTGAATCTTAAACCAAGCGCATCATGGTTTGCACAGCTACACCAATGATTTTGCAGTTACCGTTGATTTCTTTCAGTGGCCACGCCGGATTGAGTCCTTTAAGGTACTTTTGGCCACCATCGATTATGAGCTTTTTGAATGTTGCTTCGTTCGCATCTACCATTTTTGCGATAACGAGACTGCCATTTATGGCATCCCGGCCTGTATCTATTAAGACTAAGGTCCCTTCAGGAATGCTAAGGCCAGTTGGCGCTGTCATCGAGTCGCCCTCGACACGCAACCAAAAGGCTTTACCAAATACCTTTGTATCGGACTCGAACCATTCATCGATCTCATCGACTGAGTAAGGCTCAATTGCCTCTGCCCAGGCTCCAGCTTGCACCCAGCTGATCAATGGATACTCCTTTCCTTGCTTATATGGACCTACCAGCTTCACGTTGGATGTCTCATTTGCCAATATTTTCTGCGCTTCCTCATCAATGGAAGGGCTGAAATCAGCAATAGATACTTGCAGAATCTTTGCAAATGCAGCGGCAACGGTGAGGTTAAGAGCATTTCTCCCGTTTAGATAGTGCCCTACAGCTCCTTGCGTAATGCCCAGCTCATCAGCGATTGAGTATTGTGTGACGCCTAGCGCTTTCTTCTTTGACTCATACAGAGCTTTAAGACGTGCTGCATCTGCAAGCTGTTCTGTCGTCAGATTCTTTTTAGGTTCCATAACGTCATTCTAATACCATCACTATTAAAACTAAAAATACCTTTCATATTGACACCAATAAATACCCCAAGTATTCTTTGTTGCATGTATCAATACGGAGCGTGTCCATGAGTCGTATGACATTAGCTGATTACGCCAAGATTCACGGTCAGGAAAAAACTGCCAGCGACTTTGGCGTTATCCAATGCGCAATAAGTAAGGCTATTCGTAGCGGACGAAATATTTATGTGACCATTCAACAGGATGGAAGCGTTAAGGGAGAGGAAATTAGACCTTTCCCAAGCCATAAAAAATCGTCTTAACAAAGTCTGCCAGGTTGGTGAAGTCAATTATTCATCAAACCAGCAGTGAAAGTAACCACAGCTAATCGAGGTAAACCGTGGGTAATCAACCAGATTGGAAAGTCGAGAAACAGCCTGCATGGCTGGTGACCGCAATCAAAAAAACGATAGCTGAATTACCTGGCGGGTATGCGGAAGCTGCTGAATGGCTGGATGTAACCGAAAACTCATTATTCAACCGGCTACGTGCTGATGGTGATCAGGTCTTCCCATTTGGTTGGGCGATGGTCCTTCAGCGCGCTGGTGGCTCTCATCACATCGCTAATGCCATTGCTAAAGCCTCCGGTGGTGTTTTCGTTCCCCTTGCTGATGTTGAAGAAGTTGATAACGGCGACATCAACCAAAGACTCATGGAGTCGGTTGAGTGGATAGGGAAACACTCTCAATACCTTCGGAAAGCTACAGCTGATGGAGTTATCGACCGTAGCGAACGTGCACAAATCGAAGCTAATAGCTATCAGGTTATGGCCAAGTGGCAGGAACATTTAACCCTGCTCTTCATGGTCTTCTGTACTCAAGATGACAACTCAGATGGTCCATCAAATTCAGGGTAATTAGCTCTGGCAGGCTCACCACGTAATCAGGAGGGCCTATGTATCAGGATGAATATTTTCACGTGACTATGCCCACGTTTTTTGCTCGTGAGGACGCCCCGTGGATTAAAGAGCAGTTGGCAACACTCCCGGCAGGTATGCGGGAAAAAATCGCGATGGCGTATGCGCAGGCGTACCAGGAAGCGTTCGACGCAGAACCGGTGTCATTCCGGCAGCAGAACGCGGCGCGGCACGAGGCAAACCGCCGATTGCGAGAGTTTTGCACGAGATATACCCCCGCAGTTCGGGGATATACCTCGCTCCCACCCAGGATATGAATTTTTGAAACCGGGTTGGGGGAAAGGGGGCGGTGTTGGGTTTTAGCCCGAAGGGCTGGAACAGCTTTACCAGAAGAGAACGATCTAACAGATAGATCACTGAATGGGGTTAAAACGCCAAATGGAAATCTGGACGTTTAGCCATCCAAAATGAGCCAAAATGATTTATTCAGACGTTAACGAAAAATGGGTCCCGGTTCCGGTTGAGCCATATTCCAAAGCCTATGAAGTCAGCAACCTCGGACGGGTCCGCAGTGTTCCGCGCCTGGCTAACTCTGAATATTTTATTCGACACATTCACGGCGGTTTTCTGAAAGGCCGCCAGCGCAAAGACGGGACCAAAACCGTTACGTTGTCGGTCCAGCGTCAGCGCACTAAGTTTGTCATCGCCGAGCTGGTGGCTATGGCCTTCGGGGAGGTTACTGCTAATGCTTAACATCCAGCCCCGCGAAAAACAGATCGTCGCGTTAAACATGCTGCGCAGCGCCTGGAAACAGAATAACTCCTTCATGCTCTACGCCCCTGTAGGTTTTGGCAAAACAGCAATAGCCGCGCTAATCACTGATGGCTTTGTCAGTCGTGAAATGCGCGTAATGTTTGTGGCTCCGTATACGGTTCTGCTGGACCAGACCGCAGCTCGATTCATGGAATATGGTCTTCCTGGTGAAGAGATCAGTTACGTCTGGCGCGATCACCCGTCATACAACCCCACTGCTCTGATCCAGATTACCAGTGCTGATACGCTGATTCGCCGTGAGTTCCCGGACAATATCGACCTGTTGATCGTTGATGAAGCCCACCTGAAGCGCAAAAAACTGCTGGAGGTTATCGACAATCTTACTCGCAACACAGCAACGAAGGTGATCGGCCTTTCCGGTACGCCTTTCGCTAAATTCCTGGGCAATTACTACCAGCGTCTGATTAAGCCAACGACGATGAAGGAACTGATCGCCATTGGTGCATTGAGCAAATATGAGTTTTATGCACCGTCGCATCCTGATCTGTCCAAAGTGGAAACGTCATACACAGCAGGCTATGGCAGCGACTACAAAGAAAACCAACTCAGCCAGGTGATGAGCGAAGCCAAGCTGGTAGGCGACATCGTGAAAAACTGGCTTGAGAACGGCGAAGACCGCCCGACGATTTGTTTTTGCGTCGATGTCGCTCACGCCAACTTTGTGACGGTTGAATTTGCCAGCGCTGGCGTGACGGTTGAAGTTATGACGGCCAGCACACCACACGACGAACGCCAGCTGACGATCCGCCGTTTCGAGCAGGGCATTACCAAAATAATCATCAATGTTGGTGTACTGGTAGCCGGGTTTGATAGCGATGTTCGCTGCATCATCTTCGCCAGGCCGACCAAAAGCGAAATGCGCTGGATACAGACGCTGGGCCGTGGCTTGCGTGCCGCCCCTGGTAAAGATCACTGCCTCATCTTCGATCACACAGGCACGGTTAATAAGCTGGGTTATCCCGACGACATTGAATACGACTATCTCCCTTCAACATCTGATGGCATGGAAGAAGCACCGCTGAGAGCCGTGAAAACCGATGAAGCGGAGAAGTTGCCGAAAGAATGCAGCCAGTGCCACTTCGTCAAACCAGCCGGAATCTATATCTGCCCGAAATGCGGTTTTAAACCCCTGGCCGGGGAAGACGTGGAAACAGATAAATCCCGTGGGCTGAAAAAGGTCAGCAAAGCGGAAGTCAAACACACCCCAGAGCAGAAGCAATCCTGGTGGTCTCAGATTCTGTTTTATCAGCGAACCCGCGCAGCTCAGGGACGCCCGGTCAGTGATGGCTGGTGCGCACATACCTACAAACAGAAATTTGGCGTATGGCCAAGAGGGTTACACCACACCCCGCAGCAAATCACACCTGAAGTAATGAATTTCATCAAATCAAAACTGATCGCCTTTGCGAAGAGAAAAGAGAAAGGAGAAGCCGCATGAATACCAAACAAGCTGCTATTGGTCGCTGGGCGGAAATCTATAAATACTATGGCCTCCCTGGCATTACCGGGAAAAACCATCTGAAAGGCGAATGCCCTCTTTGTGGTCGTACAGGGAAATTCCGCTGTGATGATAAAGACGGCACCGGGTCATATATCTGCGTATGCGGCTCCGGTGATGGATGGGCGCTGCTTACAGCTAAGACAGGCAAAGAGTTTAAAATACTGGCCACTGAAATTGACAAGCTGATCGGTAATACCTACACCTCGGATCGCACCAGAGTAAATCCGGTACGTACATCGCTGGCGCAACAACGTGAGAAAGTCAGCCGGAAGTTTGCAAAGCTCACCACGCTGCGCGGTACTGGCGCAGATAGTTACCTCAAAGGGAGGGGCATCAACTCTTTACCTGCTGAGAGCGTCAGATACTGCGACAAACAGCCAGTAGACGGGAAAAACCTTCAGGCAATTTACGCGCTGGCAACTGATGACCGTGGCGAACTGTGTTACTTGCATCGCACCCTGCTGGATGGAGAGGCAAAAGCGCAAACAGGCGGCGCAGCCAAGAAGATGATGAAACTGCAGGAGGACAGTTATTTAGAGTTCGCCAAATCCGTAGCTATCCGCATGTTCCCCATATCCTCAACGCTTGGAATTGCCGAAGGGATAGAAACGGCTCTGGCCTGTCATCAGATCACGAAGTGCAACACCTGGGCGACGATGAATACCGCCTTCATGAAGAAATTCCGTGTTCCTGCCGGGGTAAAGAACCTCATCATTTTTGCTGACTCAGACGCCAACGGTGCAGGTCATGCCGCTGCTTTTGAATGTGCTGCAGCAAATCTCCACGCAAAGAACGATCTGGAAAGTGTCTCCGTTCGCTGGCCAGCGCAGGGTGATTTTAACGATCTGCTGCTTAACGGCTCAGAAGTATTCGAGTGGGTATTTCACCGGGGGATGAAACAGTGAAGAAGCCAGCCAGGCAAAAAGTGAAGGTATATAAATCGAAGAAATGCCCTCAGTGCGGGGAGACCTTCACGCCAGATCGTAACCTGCAAAAGGTCTGTGGTCCTCTGTGCGCTATAGGTCATAACCGTGCGCTTAAAGCTAAAAAGGCAGAGGCAGACAGAAAGGACAAGCTGAAGATGCGCAAAAAAGCGCTACTGACGCGCGGTGACTATATCAAGAAAGCTCAGACCGCCTTCAATGCTTTTATCCGCGAACGCGATGAGGGTAAACCATGCCCGTCCTGCGGTACCTGTCATCCGCCTATGGTCTTTGGTGGCCAGTGGGATTGTGGTCATTTCATGGGGGTTGGTGCCCGTCCTGAACTGCGCTTTGAAGAGAAGAACGCCTATCGGCAGTGCAAAGCCTGTAACGGTGGTTCAGGTCGTTTCGCTGCGAAGAATGCCACGGTACACGCTCGCTACAGGGAAACGCTGATCGAGTGGTTTGGGTTGTCGCTGGTGGAATGGCTGGAAGGCCCACACGAGGCGAAGCATTACTCAAAAGAAGACCTGGAAGAAATAGCGGCTAAATACCGCCGTAAAACCCGCGAACTGAAAAAGCAGAGGGCCGCATGAATTACGAACTTATCTACTGTGATCCGCCGTGGGAATACGGCAATCGAATCAGCAACGGCGCAGCCTGTAATCATTACAGCACGATGAGCATTGATGACCTGAAGTTTCTTCCTGTTCGAAAGCTGGCTGCTGATAACGCTGTACTGGCGATGTGGTATACGGGGACCCATAACCGCGAGGCTGTAGAACTGGCAGAATCATGGGGTTTCCGGGTCAGAACAATGAAAGGCTTTACTTGGGTAAAACTGAATCAGAACGCCGCTGACCGCTTTAACAAGGCGCTAAGCGCCGGAGAGCTGGTGGACTTCAATGATCTGCTTGAGATGCTGGACCGTGAGACGCGCATGAACGGTGGCAATCATACCCGGAGCAATACAGAAGACGTCCTTATAGCCACCAGGGGAACCGGGCTAACCCGCGCCAGTGCATCGGTAAAACAGGTGGTTCACACTTGCCTCGGTGAGCACAGTGCTAAACCGTGGGAAGTAAGGAACCGACTGGAGAAATTATACGGCGATGTGAAACGGATAGAACTATTCGCTCGGGAAGAGTGGAAAGGATGGGACCGCTGGGGAAACGAATGCAACAACAGCATTGAAATGATTACGGGCCAGATAAAAGGGGTGAACCATGCAGCGTGATATTCAACTGGTACTCGAACGATGGGGAACCTGGGCTATTAATGAAGGTTCTCAGGTTGACTGGTCGCCAATTGGTGCCGGGTTTAAAGGTCTCTTATTAAATACGTCCAAATCTCGTGAATCATGCTCTGACAATGACGGGCTGATTGTCGATGCGGCTGTTGGAATGCTCAGACGTGCCGGAAGAGAAGACGAATTAAATCTGGTGATGTTGCATTACATGCACAACGTTTCTAAATCGACTATTGCTCGCTGGGAAAAATGTTCTGAAGGGAAAATACGTAACAGGCTAATGATTGCCGAAACGTTTATTGATGCCTGCATCATTATGACCGGGGCAAAATTAGAAATGGATGACTGGACCCATAAAAGGGAAATAGAGAAAGTTGCATAAAAGTCTATTCGTTACGAATTTTATATATTAATGTGTTAAGAGTGGTCACTTAGACACGAACTTAAATATTACAGACCTCGCCAAATGGCGGGGTTTTTTCATTTCGGGCCCAGGCTAAAAATTGCAGAATAACCGTGAACGCATGAGCCTGCGGCCTGAATCTTTCCCCTCGTTCTGAGAGGATTCACAGCAATTGAGGGGGCTAAATGTCCGATCCTGTTTCTGGCACTACTGTAGCGGCTGGTGGGCTTATGGGAGCCAGCATGTTCGGCCTTGCAACTGGCATTGATTATGGCGTGGTGTTTGGTGCGTTCGCTGGTGCGGTGTTCTATGTAGCAACGGCGGTAAACATCAGCCGCCTGAAGCTGGTGGGCTACTTCATCACGTCATTCATCTTCGGCGTTATCGGCGCGCCTCTCCTTGGTTCCTACTTCTCAAAATGGACGGGGTATAGCGACAGGCCGCTTGATGCACTCGGTGCCGTAATCGTTGCAGCTATAGCTATAAAGCTGCTGACTTTCGTAAACAGTCAGGACCTAGGTAGCCTGTTTGGGATTCTCTCTCGCTTACGTGGAGGAGGGACAAGCAATGGTAACAAGTGATCCGAGCGCAATCATCAATGCGGTGATATGCGCTGTAATTGTTGTTGCGTTGATGTTCTACCGACGCGACGGGTCAAGACACCGCCCCATGATATCGCTGATGGCTTACTTCACTGTGCTGGTTTACGCCAGCATCCCTTTCCGATTCCTGTTTGGCCTTTACGAGTCATCCCACTGGCTGGTGGTACTGGCGAACATTCTTATCTGCGGCGCTGTTCTCTGGTTCAGGGGGAATGTGGCCCGTCTGGTTGATGCACTGAGGCACTGATGAATAAATCACAATTCCAGAAGGCGGCTGGTATCAGCGCCGGGTTAGCTGTGCGCTGGTTTCCGCATATTGATGCTGCGATGAAAGAATTCGGCATCACTGCTCCACTCGACCAGGCGATGTTCATTGCCCAGATGGGGCACGAGTCAGGAGGCTTTACCCGGCTGGTGGAAAATCTGAACTATGCAGCAGATAGCCTTGTGCCTACGTTCGGTAAACACCGTATCACCGCCCAGCAGGCCGCCGCACTCGGCAGAACGGCAACGCAACCAGCTAATCAGCGAGCAATCGCGAATCTGGTGTATGGGGGCGAGTGGGGCAAAAAGAATCTCGGTAATCAGGTTGCCGGTGATGGCTGGAAATATCGCGGTCGCGGCCTGAAACAAGTTACGGGCTTGAGCAACTATCGCAGCTGCGGACAGGCGCTGAAACTTGACCTTGTCACCCAGCCTGAGCTGCTGGAGCGAGATGATTACGCCGCGCGTTCAGCCGCATGGTTTTATGTCTCCCACGGTTGCCTTCTTCATTCCGGTGATGTTGAACGCGTAACGCTGCTTATCAACGGTGGCCGCAACGGTCTGGATAAACGCCTTGCGCTCTTTAACCTGGCTAAATCGGTGCTGTTACGAGGTGGTTATGGGCATTGAAATGATTATTGGTCTGGCAACTGTGTTGCTGGCCATTGTCGCTGGCGCATTTGGGTTAGGCCATTCACGCGGAACCAGCAAGGCAGAATCCAAAGCTGAACAGCTGCGAACCAAAGAGATCGCCGCTGCTACCGTCGCCGCGGCAGAACGCCGGGCTGATGCAACGAAAGGGGCCAGCGATGTTGAAGAGAGTGTTAAGCGTATGGGTGATGACGATGTTGATCGCGAGCTGCGCGAAAGATTTACCCGCCCCGGTGGTGGTTGATACCGCCTGCAGCTGGGTGCGGATCATCTACCTGACCGACCACGATATTGACGTGCTGGATAAGCAGACCAAACGCGACATTCTGACGTACAACAAGTCTGTGCAAGCTAACTGCCCAAGGTTTAAATCTATGAAAGTATAATCCTACATCCCCACTTCTTAAGGATTGAACGAGGTCAGCGCGTACATAACAAGTACTAGAAAAGTAGAAAGGAAAAAGGTATGTTAAAATCATCATTTGTAGTTGGAGCATGGCTAAAGACTGGATTGGAGAAAATGATGAATGCAGTTAGTCATATTAAAAATCCGCTGACTATAATAGGGATTTTTGCTGGTATTGTAGAAATTTCAGCAAATTTGGTTCTCCCTTTTTTGGAGCCCGAGCAGCAAGGGGTTTATTTATGGTTTTTGATGTTGTTTCCTGCTGGGTTGGTTTTTTTCTTTTTCATTACTTTGAATTTTAATCATACTAAATTATATGCTCCTAGTGACTTTAATAATGATGATGCCTTCATGCAAGCCAATGGTAAGATGCTAGGAAATAAACTTGGTGCAGACAATTCTGTTGGGGGGATTAAATGGCCATAACAGAGTTAAGAAACCAAACTTTTGAAAATGAGCTAATTGTATTGGACCTCCACTCCTATACTAATTGTAAGTTCGTTAAATGCAAAATGGTCTATTCCGGTTTTAGCGATGTAATGTTGGTTGAAAATGATTTTTATAACTGTGAATGGCATTTTACTGGTCCAGCATCTAATACGCTTAATTTTTTAAGGCTATTTTATAATAAAATGGGAGAGCCCGGAAAAAAAATAGTCGAAGATACCTTTGATAATATTAGAAGCCCAATGAGTAAATAGTGTTTTTTACGATTAATCAGCTTTTCTATCTTAGACAATATAGCCTCGCTTGTGCGGGGCTTTTTTATTGGCATTATCGCACAGAGGTAAGACATGACTGAAATCACCGACGCCCAGCAGATTCGCCTGAACCTGCTTTCAACCCTTAACTACGACACAGCAGCAGCAAAAGTCTCTGTAGAGTTTGTTCAGGACAGCCCGCTTAAGTACCAGCTATTCATCCAGCAATACAGCCGTGTCACATCAGAGACTGAAGTGGTGGCAAAGACGATGAAAGCAGTACAGGAAGCAACTGAAGCGCTGCCGCTCTTCGATACCAGCGCTGAGCAGCCCAGCTAGGCATTACAGCAGGCATTCACTGAGTGTCTGTGATAATGCTCAAGGAACGAAAACATGAACAAAGATCCGCGCATATATGGCAGCAAATGGGACCATGAGCGTCTTCTATTCCTTCGTGTGCACCCCTTATGCGTCATGTGCCACGAGCAAGGCAGGGTGACAGCGGCCACGGTGGTTGACCACATCATCCCGCACAAACTGAAAGAGGCTCTGCGTTCTGGTGACAGCCAGGCAATAGCGAAAGCGCAAAAGCTTTTCTGGAGCCGGAAGAACTGGCAAGGGCTGTGTAAGCAGCACCATGACTCAACGAAGCAGCGAATGGAGAAGCGCGGCACTGTTATCGGCTGCGATGAAAACGGTATTCCGCTTGATCCAAATTCTCACTGGTTCAGATGACGTTAATTCCATAGGGGAGGGGCGGGTCAAAAGTTCAGAAGTCTGACCCTAAATGACCGCCGCCCATCCTTTTTGTGCACAACCGCGAAATGAAAAGTTTTTTTCTGGGAGGTTCCGATGGCAGGAAGACGCCCGAAACCGACCCATCTCAAAGTGGTAACCGGTAATCCGGGAAAACGAAAACTCAACGATAAAGAACCCACGCCAGCGCGAGAAATACCCAGCCCTCCGGCGCATCTCACCGACTGGGGAAAAGTAGCCTGGGGAAAACTCACCATGCTACTCGACGGAATGGGGATTCTGACCGTTGCAGATACGCTGGCGCTGGAGCGTCTTTGCGATATTTATGCCGACATTTTGCAGCTGCGCCTCACTATCGCCGATGAGGGCCGAACATATACGGTGCAGACCGATGGCGGCTTTTTGATTAAGGCAAATCCGGCTGTGGCCATGCTGGCCGACGCTGATCGCCGTTTCAAAAGTTATCTGGTTGAATTCGGTCTTACACCTGCAGCCAGGACGAAGGTGAAAGTAGATGGTGGAGAAAAAGAAGAAGACCCGCTCAACCAGTTCTTCGGTTGATCCCGCCACGCAATATGCGCGGGATGTAGACACAGGCAAAGAAATCGCCGGGCCTGATATCAGAAACTCCTGTAAACGACATCTCAAAGATTTGGAATCCTGCCATGCTCGCGGGTTGGTATGGGATGTTGCAGCGGCGCAGCGTGCTATCGACTTTTTTGCCAAAGTACTGAAGCTCAACGGCGGTGAGCATGAAGGTAAACCCTTCAACCTGCTGCCATGGCAGTGCTTTATTGTGGGCTCGATATTTGGCTGGAAAAACTCAGACGACTATCGCCGGTACCGCATGGCTTACGTCGAGTCAGGTAAAGGTTCTGGCAAATCTCCACTTGCAGCGGGTATTGCTCTTTACTGTCTGGTTGCCGACAAAGAACCTCGCGCAGAAGTCTACGCAGCGGCGACGAAAAAAGACCAGGCCATGATCCTTTTTCGTGATGCTGTCGCGATGGTGGATCAGTCCCCTGCGTTAGCACAGCGAATAAATAAATCAGGCGGCGCGGGGAAAGAGTGGAACCTTGCGTTTCTTCAGACCGGCTCATTTTTCCGGCCTATCAGTTCGGATGATGGGCAGTCAGGGCCACGCCCACACTGTGCGTTGATTGACGAAATTCACGAGCACAAAAACAACCAGGTTGTGGAAATGATGCGCGCCGGGACGAAAGGTCGTCGCCAGGCGTTGATTTTCATGATCACTAACAGCGGCCACGACAAAACCAGCGTCTGCTATGACTATCACGAGTATGGGCGGAAAGTTGCCGAAGGCTCGATTGAGGACGACAGTTTCTTTTCTTTCATTTGCTCCCTTGACGAAGGAGAAGACCCTTTCAAGGATGAGTCCTGTTGGAAAAAAGCAAACCCCTCACTTGGCCACACTTTTACCGATCGTTACCTCCGCGAGCAGGTTACTCAGGCTCGGGGGATGCCGTCGAAGGAAAGTATTGTTCGGCGGTTAAACTTCTGTCAGTGGGTGGATGCCGATAACCCCTGGATGAGCAGCGATGTGTGGATGGGGTGTGAAGAGGACTTTGACCTGCAGGAGATGCAGGGAGAAGAATGCTATGGCGGCCTGGACCTTTCAGGAACTCGTGACCTTACGTCTCTGGCGCTCTTTTTCCCTAAAAAAAGAAAGCTGCTGGTGGAGTTCTGGACACCAAAAGATACTTTGCTGGATAGAGCGAAAACAGACCGCGTACCTTATGACGCATGGGAACGGGGAGGCCATATTCATACTACGCCCGGAAAGGCGGTGAAATATGGCTTTGTTGCTGAACGCATTGCTGATCTTTCCATGTTGTTCGATATAAAGGCGATCGCCTTCGACCAGTACCGCATCAAATATCTTGAACCGGAACTGGAGAGCGCTTCTGTGTCGGTACCGCTTATTCCTCACGGACAGGGATATTACAAGGCGCAGGATTCTGGACTGTGGATGCCTCATTCCATCGAACTTTTTGAACAGATGCTGGATGATGGCGTAATCATTATTAAAACAAACCCCTGCCTCCGATGGAACGCTGCTTCCGCCGTAACCGAAGCCGACCAAAAAGAAAACCGCATATTCGCCAAGAAAAAGAGTACTGGTCGAATAGATGGTGTGGTTGCGTCAGCGATGGCAATTGGTGCTGCAGAAGATTATGAGCCTGATGATGGCGATATTGAGGGCTTTTTTGACGATCCGATCATAGTGGGTATCTGATGGCTAAGAATAAACAGCAACCAGGGCGTGTTAAGAGCGCTCTTTTAAACTGGCTTGGTGTTCCCATAAGCCTGACGAACGGTGAATTCTGGCGGGAGTGGTTCGGAACCAGCAGTAGTGGAAAAGTGGTTACCGCTGACAAAGTTATCCGGCTTTCTGCTGTCTGGGCGTGTGTGAGGCTCTTAAGCGAGTCGGTCTCCACGCTACCGCTAAAAATTTACGAGAGGCAGGCAGATGGATCGCGAAAGTTGGCCCAGAACAATCCCGCCTACCAGATATTGTGCAGGCGTCCGAACCCGGAAATGACACCTTCCCGCTTCATGCTGATGATTGTGGCCAGCGTTTGTCTCCGAGGTAATGCGTTTGTCGAAAAGCTGTATATCGGTAGCAAGCTGGTATCGTTGGTCCCGTTACTTCCTCAGAATATGGTTGTAAAGCGACTCGATAGCGGAAAATTGCAGTACACCTATACGGATAACGGCGTTCAGCGGATCATTCCTGTAGACAGGATGATGCACATTCGTGGGTTTGGTCTTGATGGTGTGTGCGGGATGATGCCTACAATGGCCGGGGTTGACGTTTTCGGCGCGGCTATGGCGGTAGATGAAGCAGCCGCGAAAATATTCGAGAATGGCCTGCAAAGTACTGGCTTTCTTTCTTCGAAAACTGCGCTAAACGAAGGGCAGAGAGAAAGGCTTCGCAAGGCCCTCCAGAACTTTATTGGCTCTAAAAATGCCGGGAAATTGATGGTTCTGGAAAATGAGCTGACATACCAGAATGTCACCATGAACCCGGAAGCCGCGCAGTTGCTTGAAAGCCGCTCCTTCAGCATTGAGGAAATATGCCGCTGGTTTCGCGTGCCGCCATTCATGGTCGGCCATACGACAAAACAATCCAGTTGGGCGTCGAGTCTTGAAGGGATGAACATGCTGTTCCTGACCCATACTCTGCGCCCTCTGTTAGTCAATATTGAGCAGGAAATCTCGCGTTGCCTTCTGAACAGTGATGAGGATTTGTTTGCTGAGTTCTCTGTTGAGGGGCTTCTGCGAGCCGATAGTGCAGGACGTGCCGCGTACTATACCAGCGCCCTGCAGAATGGCTGGATGTCGCGCAACGATGTGCGAAGGCTGGAAAATATGCCACCAATTGAAGGCGGGGATATTTATACAGTTCAGCTCAACCTGACTCAGTTGAAGAATCTTGAAAACAGCAACCCGGCGGTTCAGGCGCTGGCTGTAAGAGAACTTCATAACCACGTATTCCCTGATATTCCTTTCGAGCAATCGCCACTTAAACAGGCTGCTTAGGAGCCAATTCCCATGACAATTAGACAACTTCCGGTTGCTCCGGCGGGGCGCCCGTGCGCGGGTGTTACCAGTGAGCCCCAGCCCTCAGCGCTTGAACGCTGGAATGGTGGGATCAGGGCTGCATCCGATAATGACAACTCGATTTCTATTTTTGATGTTGTTGGACGTGATTACTGGGATGAGGGTGTCACGGCAAAACGTATATCAGGTGCTCTACGTTCGATGAACGGTGCAGATGTGACGGTAAACATCAACTCTCCTGGCGGCGATATGTTTGAGGGACTGGCAATTTATAACCTTCTCCGCGAGTACCAGGGGAAAGTCACTGTAAAAGTGCTGGGTATCGCTGCCAGCGCCGCTTCAATTATCGCTATGGCCGGAGACGATATACAAATCGGACGCGGTGCCTTTCTGATGATCCATAACTGCTGGGTAGTAGCGATGGGCAACCGCCATGATTTTGCGGAATTATCGACTTCTCTTGAGCCATTTGATACCGCTATGGCCGATATCTATTCAGCGCGTTCAGGGCTTGATATCGCGACCGTACAGCAGCTTATGGATGCTGAAAGTTATATCGGAGGCAGTGATGCCGTAGAAAAAGGGCTGGCCGACAGTCTGCTCTCTGCTGATGCCGTAAGCGATGGTGATGACTCCCCGTCTGCAGCGCTGCGAAAACTTGATGCGCTACTGGCGAAAACAAATACCCCCCGGTCTGAGCGCCGGAAATTAATCAAAGCGTTAACAGGTAACACGCCGGGCGCTGTTACCGATTCCCATGGTAAGCCTGGCGCTGCCGAAGAAATCAAACCTGAAACCCTCAATTCACTTGAAAGCGCCCTTGCGGCGTTAGTCAAATAAGGACCCTTTATGTCTGAAGTAAACGAGATTCTGAAAAAAGTCACCGCCTCCATTGAAGAAGCAACAGGCAAATTCAACGCCAAAGCGGAAGAGGCTCTGACTGAGGCGAAGAAGAACGGTAAATTGTCAGCGGAAACTAAAGAAACCGTAGACAAAATGGCGACCGAGTTTAATGCACTCAAAGAAGCCGAAAAAACCCTGAAGGCTGCGCTGGGCGAACTGGAGCAGCATGTTGCGCAGATGCCACTGGCAAACGCAAAAACGGTTGTTGAGACTGTCGGCCAGCAGGTTATTTCTTCAGAAGCCATTAAAGTTCTTTCGTCCAGCATCGAAGGGAACAAGCGTATTTCTGTTCCTGTAAAAGCTGCGCTGATCTCCAGTGACGTTCCTGAAGGTATTGTTGAGCCACAAAGACTGCCAGGTATTGATGTAGCGCCAAAGCAGCGGTTATTTATTCGAGATTTAATCGCGCCTGGGCGAACTGGATCACCGGCTATTTTCTGGGTGCAGCAGACCGGCTTTACCAATGCTGCAAAAGTGGTTCCGGAGAATACGGCCAAGCCGTACAGCAATATTGAGTTCACGCCGAAAATCACTCCTGTGACAACCATCGCGCACATGTTCAAGGCATCCAAGCAGATTCTGGACGACTTCGCTCAGTTGCAGTCCATGATTGATGCTGAAATGCGTTACGGCCTCAAGTATGTCGAAGAGCAGGAGATTTTGTTCGGCGATGGCACTGGCGCACACCTTCATGGCATCGTGCCGCAGGCAACGGCTTATAGCGCGGAATTTGCCGTTGAACAGCAGAACGGTATTGACGATCTGCGCCTGGCAATGCTTCAGGCTCAACTTGCCCGCTTCCCGGCCTCTGGTCACGTCCTACACTTCATTGACTGGGCAAAGATTGAACTTACCAAAGATACGCTGGGGCGTTATATCCTGGCGAACCCGGCGGCGTTGACTGGGCCGACGCTGTGGGGGCTTCCAGTTGTTGCCACCGAAGCATCAGCTTTCCAGGGTAAGTTCCTGACTGGTGCATTTAATGCTGCGGCCCAGTTGTTCGATCGTGAAGATGCAAACGTTGTGATTTCGACTGAGAACGGCGACGACTTTGAGAAAAACATGATCTCCATTCGCTGTGAAGAGCGTCTGGCGTTAGCAGTAAAACGCCCTGAAGCATTTATTTACGGCTCCTTTACTGTACCGGCTTCCGGCGGTCAGTAATTTCTCTGGCGGCCTCCGGGCCGCACTTTTCGGGGTAATACCATGAAACTTATCGCGGTGAAACCGATTTACTTTGGCGGGGTAGTGGTGACGGAAGGCGAGTCACTGGAGACGCTGGAACAGCATGGCCGTGAGCTGGTTCAAAAAGGTTATGCACGGCTGGTGGATGTTGATAATCCTGCGCCGCCGGAACAGCCGGAACAGCCGGAACAGCCGGAACAGCCGGAAACCGTGCCAGAGAAGAAGGCTAAAAAATAATGTTAGAACTTGAAGTGGTTAAAGAGCACTGTCGCATTGAGCCTGATTTTACCGATGACGACTTAATATTGACCCTCTACATCGGAGCTGCTTCTCGTTACGTCGAAACATGGACTCGTCGCAAAATGTATGAGTCTGAAACCAGTGAGGGGTATGCAGATGATCCTGATTCAATTCTCCCTGGCGATGATGTGAAAGCAGCGATGCTTCTGCTTATCGGTCACTGGTACGAAAACCGTGAAACGGTCTCTGTCGGTCAGGCTGCTACAGATATTCCGTTTACTGTCGAGGCACTTCTCCAGCCTTACAAAATTTATGGTATTTAAGCGGGGGAATTATGCAGGCAGGACGATTACGGCACAGGGTCACCATTCAGAACTTCACAACCTCCAGAACGCCTTCCGGCCAGCCGGTTGAAAAGTGGGAAGATGGGAAAACCATCTGGGCCGAGGTTAAGGGGATAAGCGGTCGTGAGCTGTTAGCCGCTGGCGTAGAGCATGCTGATGCGACAATCCGAGTCTGGGTGCGCTTTCGCAGGGATATTTCAGCCAAATCGCGATTGAAGGTACGGACCGGCCCGTTTAAAGGCGCAGTTCTTAACGTTACCGGGCCTCCGGTTCCTGATATCAAAGGTACCCGGCTGGAAATTCTCTGCAAACAGGGGACCGAAAAATGATTGATGTGAATCTGGATTTTTCCGGTTTGCAGGATATCGCCCGAGACCTGCAAACCCTCAGCAAAGCTGAAAACAACAAAGTCCTCCGGGACTCTACTCGGGCCGGGGCTGAAGTCCTCCGGCAGGAAGTGATTGATCGGGCTCCTGAGCAAAGTGGAAAACTGAAGAAAAACGTTGTTGTCGTCACCCAGAAAAGCCGTCGCCGTGGGGAAATCGCGTCGGGGGTGCATATTCGTGGCGTTAATCCGCGAACGGGGAACAGCGACAACACCATGAAGGCCAGCAACAAGCGGAATGCTTTCTACTGGCGCTTCGTGGAGCTGGGAACATCTACGGCCCCGGCACATCCTTTTGTTCGCCCCGCTTTTGATACCCGACAGGAAGAGGTTGCAAAGGTAGCGATGGAGAGAATGAACAAGGCGATCGATGAGGTGCTGGCGAAATGACAGAGGATGATATCTATACCCTGCTGTCGCCGCTGGCAGATGGGCGGGTTTATCCGTATGTGGTGCCGCTTGGCAGCGACGATTTACCCGCTGTGGCCGCTCCTTACATCATTTTCTCCATACCGACTGACATATTCGGGGATGTGTTCTGCGGGCAGGCCGAATCGACGCTGCACGTTCAGGTAGATGTGTGGGCCGAAACTAACGATGAGGCCAGGGCGTTACGGCTTGAGGCCCTTGCCCGGCTTGAAGTGCTTTCTCCTACCGAGGTGACAAAAATCCCCGGCTACGACACCACAACTCACCTGCATCGGGCAACGCTTGAAATAACCGTCATTGCCTGACTGAAACCAATCCAACCTGACCGCCGCTGGCGGTTTTTTCATTTATGGAGGCTGCAATGTCAGCACTATTTGAACGCGCCCAAAAAACGGTAGTAATGATTACATCAGTGCCGGTCACTGCGGAAGAGCTGGCATCGGCGACCTGGCTCAACCTGAGTTGCACCATTAAACAGGCCAGCTTTACCGCTGGTCAGAAAAACGATATTGACGTTACAACGCTATGCTCCGAAGAAACGGAGAATATCAACGGGCTCCCGGCACCGTCTGAGATGTCTCTCTCCGGTAACTTCTACCGCAACCCGGCGCAGGATACGCTGCGTACTGCTTACGATAATGACGGCGTATACGGCTTTAAGGTTGTGTTCCCTTCCGGGAATGGCTTCCTGTTCCGCGCCGAAGTTCGTCAGCATACCTGGGATTCACAGACCAACGGTGTTGTTGCTGCAACGTTCTCTCTGCGTCTGAAAGGTAAGCCCAGCAATATTGATTCGACAGGTATTCTGTCATTCATCAACGATCTTTCACCTTCGCTATCAGTAGCGGCAGGAAGCGCCCTGACAATGGGTGTGGTCATCCAGGGTGGCACTGCGCCTTATACCTACGTCTGGAAAAAAGGTTCGTCAACCGTCAGCGGGCAGACCAGCGCAACGTTTAATAAGGCCAGTGCAGTATCAGGTGATGCCGGTGTTTACTCCTGCGTAGTCACTGACTCTGCCACTCCGGCGAACGTTATCACCTCATCTGACTGCACCGTCACCATCAGTTAATGGAGCGCCGGGAAACCGGCGATAAACTTAATGTCAAAACAGAATCTTAAAGCGCTGGCACTGGCCCCGATGGCGGGTTTTCGAAAAAAAGAAGTCACCGTTCCGGAATGGGAAAACGCCAAAGTTATCATTCGTGAACCATCGGCTGAGGCCTGGATTCGCTGGCAGGGGATTGCCAGCCCGGAACAACCAAAACTACCGGAAGGGCAGGAAGCGCCAGAGGTGCCAGAACTGACCCCTTCAGAACGCGCGTTCCGCACGATGCGGGCAGATGTCACACTCTTCATTGATATTCTGCTGGATACCGACCTGCAGTACGTTTTCACCGTCGAAGATACCGAACAGGTTGAAGCAATTTATGGCCCTGTCCATTCCCGGTTGTTGAAACAGGCGCTTGATCTCATTCGTGATGCGGATGATGCCAAAGCAAAGTAAAAATGCCTGGCATGCAGTTCCTGATGGCGCTGGCGCTCCGGATGGGCCGCACGCTGGGCGAACTGCGACAAACCATGACTGTCGGCGAATTCAGGATGTGGGCTGAATACGACCGCATCAGCCCGATCGGTGATATCCGTAGCGATATTCTCAATGCTCAGTTGGTTTCAGCGATGTACGGGGCACAGGGCGGTAAAGTCACCATTGAAGATGCACAGATTCAGTGGAGCGCAGAAGAGGGCGAGGCAAGCGACAGCGCCGATCCCTTTGCAGGCTTAGAAGCCGCTTTGTTCGCGGCTTCTCAGTGACAATACATGCGTGACGGTTTAGGATATCGCCAAATACATGGGGAGGCGTTATGGAACCGTTATTCGTAGTCTTTGGTGTTTTTGGTTGGCTAATTAATATTATTATTGTTTTTTATTTGATTCGTTTTAGTGTAAGAGCTAATGATCAGGTAGCAGCCTTGCAGGAAATAAATAAAAAGCAAGATGCACAAATTGATTTGTTAATACAAATAGCCCATCAAAATAAAAACACTTAAACTAAAGCCCCGCAAACGCGGGGTGTTTTATTAGGTGATGTATGGCTACTCTCCGTGAGTTAATTATAAAAATATCTGCTAATTCTCAATCGTTTCAAACTGAAATATCTCGCGCCTCTAGAATGGGCAATGATTATTATAAGGTAATGCAATCAGGTGGTCGCCAAGCAGCAGCGGCCTCAAGAGAAACAAAAAGAGCTATTTCTGAGTTAACAAATCAAATGAACTCGGCAAAATCATCTGCCATTGGAATGGCTGGGGCTTTTGCGGGCGCATTTGCTACCGGGCATTTGATAAACCTCGCCGATGAATGGAGTTCTGTTAATGCAAGGCTAAAACAAGCCTCGCAATCTACTGATGACTTCAAAACGTCTCAAAATGCTTTAATGGAAATTAGTCAGAGGACAGGTACAGCTTTCTCTGATAACGCAGCTTTATTTTCGCGCTCAGCTGCATCTATGAGAGAATATGGATATAGTTCGCAGGAAGTACTGAAAGTTACAGAAGCAATATCAACTGGATTAAAGCTATCTGGAGCAAGCTCATCCGAAGCAAGTTCAGTGATTACTCAATTTAGCCAAGCGCTAGCTCAAGGAGTTCTTCGTGGTGAGGAATTCAATTCTGTAAACGAAAATGGAGATCGAGTCATCCGTGCCTTGGCTTCCGGAATGGGAGTGGCAAGAAAAGACCTAAAGGCGATGGCTGATCAAGGGCTTTTAACTTCAGATAAGGTTGTTCCTGCGTTAGTTAGTCAATTAGGTACGCTCAGGAAAGAATATGAAGCAATGCCTCAAACAGTTTCGGCTGCTACGACTAAAATCGAGAATGCATTCTTGGCTTGGGTTGGCGGAGCTAATGAAGCTACCGGAGCTACAACGACTCTTGTGGGCGTTCTCAATTCTGTGGCGAATAACATTGACACGGTTGCAACAGCAGCTGGAGCATTGGCGGCAATTGGCGGGGCTAAGTATTTTGGGGGGATTGTAGGAAATATTGGCACTCAAACAGGGAATATTCTTGATGCTAAGAAGAATGAAATAGCTTTGGCTGCTGCGCGGTCACAATCGGCTACTCAATCTCAGAGAAAAGCGGTTGCTGATGCTATTGCAGCTGAAAGGGCTTATCAATTAGCACAAAGTGAATTAGAATTAGCCAAAAATACTAATGCCGAAGCTACAGCAACTCAGAATGCAATTTCAAAGCGCCGTGCGATGATAACGGCTAATGCTGCTTTAGTACAATCAAATATAACCGTTAGGGCTTCTCAAGAGGCGCTTAATAAAACTACCTCTGCTTTAGGATTAGTAAAAAACGGTGCGGCCGGACTACTTTCTTTAGTCGGCGGTATCCCCGGTGTTTTGATGTTAGGTGCTGGAGCATGGTATACGATTTACCAACGTCAAGAGCAAGCTCGCGCATCGGCTGTGCAATATGCTGATACTTTGGATCAAGTAAGAGACAGTCTTAAATCTATGTCTCAGACACAAATATCAGCTAATTTGGGGCAGGCAAATCTCTCCATTGATGCTCAAGATTATAATATTGATAAACAGAAACAGAAGGTAGCGGAGCTTTCTAATCAACTTTATAACGCCAGACAGGCCGCTAAGGCAGCTACTGAAGGAACCTGGCTATATAACGATGCAACTGAAAAAGCGGGAATTTTTGCTTCTGAATTAGCCGTTGAAGAAGGCAAGCTTGAATTAATGCTCAAAAAACGCCAGCAGACGCAAGATTTAATTACGGATATTACAAATGCCGCAATTAGTAAAACAGTTGAAATGACAGGCGCTGTTAGTTCTCTGGCAGATATGTACGACAGGCTTAATAAAGTTACTCGGCAAGCTGTCTTAGCAACCCAGGCTTATCAAGGCCCTGTCCTGCCCGGACTTGATTCTAAGCAACAATCCGCAATGGATAGAGCAAAGCAGCAGGCAGAACTTGCTGGTTTGAGCGGAGTTGAGCGAGCAAGGCGACAGGCCCAATTTGAAGCTTCAGACTTAAATCTTCCGGCAGGGCAATACGAGAAATATATAAATTATGCTGTTGATAGTGAGAGGAAGCTTCAGGAATTACGAGACTCCAATAAGAAAAGCCGAGGTAAAAGCCAGGAAGAAAAAACGGAAGATACATATACCCGCATTGTTAAACAACAAGAAGAACAGATTGCACTCGCCGGACAAAGCAATGAACTGGCAAAAATAAAATATCAGATAGTTCAGGGGGAGTTATCTTCACTCGCTCAAGCTAAAAAAGAAACCCTTCTGCACAATGCTGCGCTTATCGATCAGAAAAACATTGCTGAACAGTTAAAAACGTTCCGTGAGGGGCTCGCTGACAGCAACGCTGCTGCGCGTGATCGGGGGAATATTGATTTTCTTGGTGCCGGGATAGGGGAAAAGGCCCGCGACCGCATGAAGGAAATGGCGGATATTCGTACTGATTTTCTCAAACAGCAGCGGGACCTGCAGCGGGATTTCAGCAAAGGTCAGATTTCTGAGGACCTGTACAAACAGCAAACGGAAGCGCTACAGGCGGCGCTTACTGAACGGCTCCAGATTCAGGAGGACTACTACAAGAAAACCGATGAACAGCAGTCAGACTGGCGGGCGGGGATCAGCGATTCACTGATGAACTACGCCGATCAGGCTGCTGACCTCAGTTCAATGGCTGCCACTGCAACCAGCGAAATTCTGGATGCTACCACTAACTCTATCTCCAACAACCTGACCAATGTCCTGACTGGTGCGACTTCGTTCAAAGAGGGGATGTCGAATATCTTCAGCTCTCTGGGTGAAACGGTGATTAAGACGCTGATCCAGATGGCAACACAGGCGTTAATCACCAAAGCGATTATGGCGTCGTTCGGCGGTGGGGCTGGTGGAATGTTCGGAAGTCTTCTTGGTGGAGGTGGGGGAGGTGGTAGCACCGGGACGGCCATTCAGAGCGCTGGTGCTAATCTTTCGTTTAATGCTCTGGGCGGTGTCTACGATTCACCTTCACTTTCCGCATACAGCGGCGGTGTATACAGCACTCCGCAGTACTTTGCGTTTGCGAAAGGGGCGGGTGTGTTCGGCGAGGCCGGTCCGGAAGCCATTATGCCACTTACCCGTAGTGCCGATGGTTCGCTGGGGGTTAAAGCTGTTGGGCGGGAATCACCTGCGGTACAGGACGCGGTGAGGCAGCAGCAGGAAAGACAACTTCTTTCAACTGGCGATATCAACGTCAATTACCACCTCACCGGTAAACCGGATGATGTAATGATGCAGACATTGGATGTCCACGGCCGCCGCCTGGCTAAACAGATAAAATCTGAACTGACGAGCGACGTAAACAATCCTCAAAATGCCTTCGGTAGAGCACTTTACTCCAACCTTCAGCCCAAAAAACCACGATAACCTGCCCGGAGGGAATATTCATGGCAGATATTTTCTACCCGGATGAATACCTGCCCATGCCGCTTATGGACGGGTACGGGTTTAAGCCCATATCACCTTTACTGCGAACGGAGATGACGTCCGGTCGCGCTCAGCAACGAAGGCGATATACCTCAACACCCACCCAGGCATCGGTTAAATGGATTTTTAAAACTGATGCTCTGGCGCAGGTGTTTGAGGCGTTTTTCAGGGATGCGCTTAAAGATGGCCAGTCCTGGTTCTATCTGAAACTCCAGACTCCAATCGGGGTAAAGCCCTATAAAGCCAGGTTCGTGGATATTTACGAAGGGCCGACGCTGGTCGCGCCAAAATACTGGCAGTACAGCGCAACGCTGGAATTATGGGAGCGCCCATTACCGCCTTCAGGCTGGGGAAATTACCCGGAATGGCTGGCGGGCCAGTCGTTACTGGATATTGCGCTAAACAGAGAGTGGCCGAAGCATGACAATTCTTGAGCGACTATATGCCAGCAGCGGATCGGAGGTTATTCACGATACGTTGCAGATATCGGCTGGCGATGATAACTACTGGTTAACCAGCGGCTGGGATGACGTTTCCGTAACGTTGGAAAATGGTCAGCCGGCGACGTTTGAAGCCTGCGCGATAGAAATTGCACTGCCAGCGCGAAATGCGGACGGAACGCAGGATCTGAAATTCGCCCTGAGTAATATTGACGGTGTCGTTTCTGGAGCCATCGATAAAGTTCTGGATGAAATGAAATCAGCCACGCTGACATTCCGGCGGTACATTTCATCCGATCTGTCTGCCCCGGCATCATCACCGTATACGCTCGATATTAAATCCGGCTCCTGGACCCCGACAGCAGTACAGGTCACGGCAGGCTATATGAATATCCTCAAAACAGCCTGGCCCCGTAAACGTTACAACCTCGCAGAGCATCCTGGCTTACGTTACTAATCTGAGGCAAACATGTTTGACGCTGATAAATACCGTTCAGTCACCTGGCTGAAAGGCGGACGCGTATACCCGAAACTCGACTGTTTTGGCATTGTGAATGAAATCCGGCGTGATCTGGAGTTACCCCTCTGGCCTGACTTCGCTGGTGTAACCAAAGACGACGGCGGTCTCAATCGGGAGGCGAGAAAGTTGATGCTTTCCTTGCAACGCTGCGAGCCCTGCGAAGGTGCTGGCGTGGCCTGCTATTCCGGCTCAACGGTTACGCATGTCGGGATCGTTGTCATGCTCGATAACCAGCTGCAGGTTGCGGAATGTAATCCAGACTCGGGGGTTACGTTTCTGCCACTGGCGCGATTCATACGAAGGTTTAACCGCGTGGAGTTCTGGCAATGACGATAAAGTTTTTTCCGTCCCGGTTGCCGGGTGAACCCCTGGAGACGCACGAACATGGCGCGATGACCCTGCATGAGTGGATGGCCAGGAATGTCCCGAGCTACTCGCAGAACAGAAAGCATCCTGTTGCGGTCGAACTGGACGGCCGGGCTGTTCCACCTGCGGAATGGCCACTATGTTTGCTGCGGCCAGACAGCGATGTGCGGATTTACCCGATCCCGTATGGAACCGGCCTGGAAATCGCCGTGTGGGTATCGGTTGCCGTATCTATTGCCTCTACGGCCTATGCGCTGTTTTTCGCCCCGAAACCAGAGCTGGGCGGGTTTTCGTCAGGCAATTCAGCATCACTGGACCTGAACCCGGCAAAAGCGAATACAGCTAAGCTTGGCGATCCTGTTCGTGAGGTATTCGGAAGAAACAGAATTTATCCGGATTACCTGGTGCAGCCGGTCACTCGCTTTGACCCCAATGATCCCACCCGGATGACGGTCGAAATGTTTGTGTGCCTCGGGTATGGACGTTTCTCTTATACCGGAGGTGATTTTCGGGTGGGTGAAACTCCTGCTCTGCCGTTAGGCGATGGCTTTTCTTATACCAGCTATGGTCCGGGCGATAACGTGGCGGGGGACCGTCGCAGCGAGGTCTGGTTCAACAGTACAGAAGTTGGCGGGACATCAAGCGGGTCAGGTCTGGATATGGCTCAGACTGCCCCTGAAGCCAGTGATATCGTTGCTGATGCCATGACCGTCAGCGGCGCCTCAGTCTCGTTTTCAGGTCTCGATGTCGACGATGACAACGATGATGATGAAGATGAGAACAAGCTGCCTCCTGGCTGGATTGAGGGTGCAATTGTCACTCTGAAAGCGCCGGTGAATTATCAGGTATCGATTGAGGATGGTTTTAACGTTCTGACAGGTGACGCCGTCGAAGAAGTGGCGCCATATAATGGTATGCCTGTAACGCTGACGTTTAGCGGTACCGATTATGATCTGCAGATTGCCACGTATACCCCTCACCAGGACGCCGTTCCGGGAACGGGTGGATCGACTGCAGCATTGCGCGCCAGTGCGTCGCCAGCCACGTATGATTTTACGACAACCAGCCAGACGTTTGCTCTGACCTGGCAGGGCGTCACCTATACCCTGTCCCTGGTTGCTGACTACGGCACAATGTCCGGTTTGCTGGCGGCGATTAACAGCGGGCTTACCGGATCGGGGTTGATTGCTCAGGATGACGGCGGCGTGATTCGTATCGTGGAAATCTCCAGCCCGTGGCGTGGCGGTTCCATTACGTCATCATTCCTGCCCGCGTCAGTTTTTGGAGACAGCCCTGTGTTTACTGCCGGTACAGCATCCAGTGGCGGAAGCCCGGCGGTCACAGCCAGTGTCAGGCTGGCATACGATTCCGGTACCGCATTTTCTGGCCTGCCGGACGGCACCCAGCGGATTTCCTTGGCTCACCGTGGCAACGAATACCAGATAGCATCGACTGACGGATCGTCTGCGACCGTACAGAGAGTGGTTAACGGTGCCGTTGACAACACCTGGTCAGGTTTTCTGACCCGTACCGTCGTGGATTTTGCCGCGTCTGGTATTAACGATAATGAAACATGGCTCGGCCCCTTTCTGGCCTCCCCGCAAAATGAAGTTGTGGACGCCTTCGAGGTCAACTTTGCTTTCCCAAACGGAATTTGCGGATTCCAGAACAACGGGAATAAGCGGGTTCGCCATGTTGAGTATGAAATTCAGTACCGCGTATATGGTTCCGGATCGGGGTGGACGAGTAAGCAGGGGGTGTACGCGCTTAAGAACGTTAATGGCCTCGGTTTTACAGAGCGTTTTGATCTGTCTTCACCGGGGCTGGTGGAGGTTCGATGCCGCCGCCGCAACGAGCAGGGGAGCAACAACGCGAGAGACAGCATGTTCTGGCAGGCGCTCAGAGGTCGTTTGCTTTCCCGTCCGACCTCCTACGCAGGGATATCAACAATAGGGATCACGGTTGAAACCGGCGGCCAGCTGGCGGCGCAGTCAGACAAGCGTGTGAGTGTTGTCGCCACGCGAAACTATGATGGCGGTGGTGACAGGACAATCAGCGGGGCATTCCTGCATCTGGCCCGCAGTCTGGGTTATCGCGACGACCAGATCGACATTTCCACAATCAACATGCTTGAGGCTAACTACTGGACACCACGAGGCGAGTATTTTGACCACCAGGCCAGCAGTGACAGCACGTCCGCAAAGGATATATTCGATAAGATAGCTGAAGCAGGCATGGGCTATTTTCTGCTGTCTGACGGCTTACTTTCCGTCGGACGCGAAGGAGTCAAAAGCTGGACCGGAATCATCACCCCCCAGGATACTGTCGAGGAAATGCAGACATCATTCAGGGTGCCTTCGGAGGACGATTTTGATGGCGTGGATGTGAAATACATCAATCCCGTTACCTGGGCGGAGGAGACCGTACAGTGCCGGACGCCTGAAAATCCGTTCCCCCGGAAAACGGAGGCTTACACCATCGATGTCGTCATGACTGCGGATCGTGCCTGGCGTATCGGGATGCGCCGGTTAATGAAATATCTCCATCAACGCCGGACGTATACGGCTACAACAGCAATGCTGGGATGGTGCCATGATTTTGGTGACCACATCATTTTGTCAGATGATATTCGAACCGGGAAAACCCAAAGTTGCCTGATTGACGCAATGACATACGACTTTCAGGAAATAACGCTACATGTCACCGAGCCTCTGGACTGGAGCTATACAAATCCCCGGTGCTGGATACAGTTTCAGAACAGTCGTCCATCGTCACGGATGCTGACGCCGCAGCGGATAGATGATTTCACTCTTACCATACCTTACAACGACGATCTGCACCCGGAAGACTGGATTATGGACGACCCTGATATTGATCCACCGCGTTTGCTGTTCTGCGACAGTGAAAAAGGTGCCCGGCATGGGATAGTCCAGGAGGTCGCCCCCTCCGGTGACAGCAACTGTCAGATTACCGCGCCGGAATATAAAGAAATTTTCTACGCCTACGACGACGCCACATACCCCGGCGACGTCTCGTAATACCCCATAACAACCCCTAATTAACTCTTTTCGCTCAAACCCTCGTTTGTGCGAACGCCTTTTTTGGAGCAAAAAATATGGCCGAACTTAACCCGCCTTTGGGAACAACGACGCCTGAAATCTTTTTAGATAACGTTAAGCGGGCCGATCGGTTAGTGAACGGTCCGGCTGGAACGGTTGACGACCGCGGCGGGGATCCTCTGGACTCCTGGCGTTTGATAATGGAACAAAACCAGACACGCGTAGAGCAACTGGACGATATCATTACCTCTCTTGATACTGCGAGCTTCACTTTCCCGGACGAACCCGCAGGCATCGCTGGCACGACTGATGGTCAGTATTTCCGCGTTCCTCAGGGGGAAGGGAACGTTGTCGGATTTAATTATTATAAAAACAGCGCAGGTGTGGCAGTCATTGTTGCATCAGTTGCATCTGCAGAAATTACTAAATTGCTGGGCATGACCGATGATTCTGGTCTCGTACGGACAGTTTCATCTGATGGAAAGATTACGGAAGTAAAAACAGAGACCGGTGATAATTATCTGGCGGGGATGGACGAAAGCATTCAGGAGATGGCGTCGCGAAGTGGAAAAGACAGTTCAGTTAATCTCCACTCAGCTACAGATAGAGACGGGGTGCAGCTTATCATCACTGATGCGGAAGGTAAGATCCGCATCCCTCTTACTGATTTTACGCTGCAGGATCTGCTGGCGCAGGTTCATCCTGTCCCGGGACCATTTCTCAATACGCTGAGCTCCGCTGATAAGGCTGCATATGGCTATATTGATGAGTTGGGCGGTCTTAATCTCCCGGGTCTTCCGACATCCGTTAACAATATGCTTAATGGCCTGTCCCGCCGCGTGCAGCAGCAGGCAGATGGCCGGTTTCTCACCAGTATCAAGGACTATGGCTGGGACCCGAACAGCCAGGAAGATGCACGACAGGTGATTCAGCGCGCAATCCGGGATATGGCCCGCAATCCGTATGGTGGTGTGATTTACTTGCCGCCAGGAGTATACCGGCTGAGTTCCTTCCTCACGCCCGCGCCGAACGTATCGATTATCGGGGCCGGTACCGGGAAAACGATACTGATGCCGTATGGATCGTATTCAGCCCTGCAGTTCACTACGTCTCCGACGAACCCCATCCCGGAACTGACGGACTTTGTCTATTCCGATTTTGAGGTGGATTGCCAGGACCAGGTCCTGCCTGATGAAGGCTATCTCCCGCGGACGAAGGGGCTCTATTTTAACTTCTATCGCCGCGGCCACCTGCACCGCCTGCGGGTGAGAAACTCTGGCGCGACTGGGATTGGCATCGACTTTGCGCGCGATTCCGCCATTACTGAATGTGTTGTGGAGAATTTCGGGCGTCTGGCACCGTCGGGTAACGATAACCCTGCCGGTGCATCCGGTCTCGGGTTAGGCGCCGGGGGAACACAGAGTGAGCCGCTGTATGTTGCTGGCAACTTCTGCCGCAACGGGAAGAATTTCGGCATCTTCCTTGAGAAACAGCATGGCACCAACGCGCCATACAGTTCTGAGCACACCATCATCATGGGGAATACCTGCACCGGTAATAACGGAGGTATGGGCGATTGTGGCGTGGATGGCATGATTATGCAGGGAAACAACTTCTCTGAAAATAATTATGGTGTCGTTATTAGTCCGGGGACGGTGCTGGCTTACCCCGGTTCGCGCGGCCTGTTGTTGGGTAATATTATCGCCAAAAATGCTAAACATGGCGTCTATTACAACAGCACAACAGAGCAACGTGATGGTGAATATGCAATCACTAATAACACCATTCGTGATAACGGGGAGGATGGTGTTTGCTTCAAAGCGCCGGGCCAGGAAGTCCGCAGTATGGAAATATCCGGAAACCGTATTTATAACAACGGGCGTCATGGATTCCACCTGGAAGACGGTACAGCCATTAATATGGACGTGATTAATAACCGAATCTGGAATAACGGCCTGACCGCTTACGGGAACGGAATTAACCTGGCATCAGAGGTAAAACTCAGCTCGTTCAGTGGCAATAAAATTCGAGACATCCAGGCTACACCCACTCAGCAATATCCTTTTAATGCCACTGGCGCACTGACCGACGTCGATATTTCGTTTAACCACTGCGTTGGCAATGCACAGAACACGCTTAATCTGACCGGCACACAAACCCGCGTCACCACTCTGAACAATCCAGGAATCTGACAATGGCAACTCAAATCAAGAGCAATAAAACTTATCAGGGCGATGCTGCCGCACTTCCTTCCCCGCAGGCCCCTATGCCGAAACTGGCCAGCCTTTACCTGGACTTTGAGAAAGAGCTTTATATTGCCCTCGGCAGAACAACGGGTAATGCAATTCGCTCCCGCCGTCTGGCTGACGTGGTAACCTTTACTCGCGCATCAGAAACCACCCGAGTGAACAAAAGCGGCCTGATAGAGTATCTTGCGTCCGGTGAAGCTGCGATCGAATATGATCCGATTACTGGTGAGTGCCTGGGGCTTCGCGTTGCTGCAGGGGTAACTAACCTTGCGGCCAACAGTGAAAACTTTTCTGGCACGACCTGGACAAAATCGGGCGTGTCCACCACGGCCGCCAAAACAATCGCACCTGATGGTAACGTCTCTGCATCACCCTTCAATGAAAGCACTGACAGCGCTGATACTGTGCACTTTATGCAGGAAAATTCCACTCCGGTCGCTACCGTGGGAAGTCCTGTCACATTCAGTATTTTTGCGAAAGCGAATACCGCGAGTGTTATCCAGCTGGTCGCTCAGGGTGCAGTAACAACGACGCAGTTTGCAAACTTCGATCTGGTCAGCGGCTTAAGAACCCGTAGCTCGTCCGGCATCCTGCAGACAAGCATGCGGAAATATAAAAATGGCTGGTACCGTCTGAGTATCACCATTACCCCTGCGGGCACAGCCTCCCCGCAGTTCACACTGGCGCTTGTGAATGACGTGACATCAGCCGCTGCGTTGCCAGCCTATACAGGTACAGGAAAGGGGGTTTACATCTGGGGGGCGCAGATTGAAAACTGGGACGGTGTTACGCCATACATCCCGACAGCTGGCGCAACTGTGACCCGGCCTGATGAGGTCTGCACCGTTCGTACCGATCTTGATTTTATGGCTGCTGACCGCGGGGCGGTTTTTGCTGATTACAATATGCCCGCCAGCCTGCAGGCGATGAGCGGGGTTTATAATGCCGGGCAAGCCATTGTCTGCCTTGACAATGATTCTGTGGCTGAGTATGTGAACTTTATGAACCGTCGCATCAGTAACAGCATCACCAATCAGAACCTGACTGCAGCAGCTAAAATTGTCGGTAGTTCAGAGATAACCCTGGAAGTTAAACGTTTAGGGCAAGTGAGAAACGGCCATCAGTCCTTTATCAGTTCATTCATCAACGGCGATATGCGTGTATTTGACGGCATTAACAGATACAGCGGAACGCCATTGGTCTCAACTCAGCTGAACCGCTTAATGATTGGGCGGGCCAGAACGACCCCTGGCGCTGTTTCAAACACTTATCTCAAGCGCCTGGTTTATTACCCGGTCACGTTAGCTGATGCTGATTTGGTGTCTCAATTTAATGCGCTTTCGTAAACGACTTTCTGAGTTTATTACTTGACTAGGAGATGCTTTAACCTCTATAAGTTTAAGGCTAATGCATTAAGAGGGCTGGACATGAAAGGAACGGCTTCACATGATGTCGAATGGTTATTCAGGCAGATATTTGATTATTTGACAGAAAAACAGACCACAGCTGGGTATCGGCTAAGTAAGATTGAGAAGGTGGTTTTAGATTCACTTATCAAAGATAATGGCATAATCTGTTACGACGAGCTAGACGAGGAGTTTCTTGCCATACAGGCGCAAGTTAATGCAGTTGATGGCGATCCTGATCAGTTAGCGCTTAAAGAGTTGCTTCTACGTTACGCAATGCTTCTATGGTTCGAATTTAAACCTTATAGATTGTAGCGAACCAAAGGCCCATAGTATACGGGCCTTTATTGTTTTATAGCTATTGACTTCTAATTTTTTAAAATGATGAATATTATCATTGTTGTTATTAAAGACAATGATATAATTAAAGGTTTTTTTGAAAAGGATAATTGTTTTTGGTACTCAGACTGGAACTTGGTTAAAATTTCATTTTTTATGGACGTGTTTGATTTAACGAGTTCATTTATTTTTACTAAGTGGTTCTCTATATCACGTAAAGTTGTTTTGGGCTTCCCTTGCTTGTCTTCGAAACCTACAATTTTTTGTCTGAGGTCTTCAAAGGCAGCTAAAAAATTAATGGCTTTGACCGCACCACTATTGTTCATCAACTTTAATAGAACGATTGTCTTTTGAACTTCCTGTCTGCTTGGTAGATGCTGTTTATTGCTTTCGTCACCCAGTATATTTGCTAGTAGTTTGGAATCAATTTCTTGGATATTAGATTTTTTTAGGTTTTCAAGGTCGAAATGGATAGAGTCTAGATACATTCTGAAACCTTCGAGCATTAAGGTAATATTTAGACTTATCTCTTCAAATTTTTTCAACTTTAATTCTATTTCTTTTGTGCTTAGAGAGGAGTAAAGCGCTAGTAACCCAGCAGAAAGACTGACAATAATAGGCATTACGACAGCTATATCCATTGAAACCTCTTTAAAATAATTCTAAACGTTAGAATAACAAGTATTTGTGATTTATTGCCCTTAATATCAGATGCCATCAAATTATCTGAATGGCACTAACATAAATTGCTTATTGTATAATGGAGATATCAATATTATATTGCAAGTTCCTTTTTGGAGAATGCTGAGTAAGGGCACATCCAAACGACGGTTGGTGAACATGACAAGGTTATGGAGACAGGCAATTAATAAAATTTTGCGCAATGAATTTGCTCACCAGCGAATCGTATGCAAGAACCCACAGGTGAGCAATTTGCTATGAAAGCAGTGCCATAGCTGAAAAATTTCATCCTCGCACTGTTCGCAAAACCATCAAACAGTTCAGCACTAAAAGCACTTTAAGACTTGCCTTACTCATTACATCAATATGTTACGTCAATGACGCGAATTGATAGCCGGAACCTATATTGATATGTGGCTGGATTAAATCTACTGTATGCATAAACAGTGTTTATGTGGGGTGAAATTATGCCGCGAAACTCAGATATCGAAATGGCCTGGCGTCAGGCAATTGTCATTGAGCCAAATGGCCGCCGCACGGTGACAACTTCCGGTTTTCTACGTGAACTCGCAAAAGTTAACTGGATATGGTCACCGCGTCAGGCAAATCAGTGGATAGAGCATTATGTGACGACGTTCCGGGATGTCTCAACGAAAGAGGGGGACGAACGAACGTTCCAGCTTTATAACCCGAATGGAGGGCTGTAATCGTGGGTTTTCCATCGCCAGCAGCAGACTATACCGAAGGGCGACTGACAGCAGATAAGCTTTGTGGAACCGGTCCTAATACACGAATCGTACAAACCGCATCAGGTTATGCTGTCGTTGATATCTCTGTTAAACCAAAGCAGCAGGACACGGTTTTGATTCACTATATCGGCCAGACCGACTTTGCAAAAATAATGGGTCAAGCATTCATTACGCGGGATGGTGAGGCGATCGAAGGCGAGGCGTTAGATGATGTTGTTGTAATGGGGGTTGTGACGTTCGTCATCAATAATGCACTCTCAAATGACGACGAATGTCCGGTTTTATAAGAAATATTGTGTACATATATGAGTACATTTTTTATCTAAATGTTGGTTTATTTTTGTTTTTAATCAAATGGTTATGTTATTTTAGCGCCATATCCATTTAACTAAGGGGACATGGCGCCGGGATTATAGCGTTATTTTCGGCGCACGTTAAGCTTGCGCGGCCCAACTGCTTAATCTATAGCCATTTAGCGCTTTTTTCTCTCTTCAGCCGCACGGGCTTTCTTCTCGTGGCTCATATCATTACGGATCTGAGCATGGCTTAATAACGCGAAAATAAAGGTCCCACCGCAGATGTTTCCGGCAAGGGTCGGGAGCGCGAACGGCCAGATGAATTCCTGCCACGGCAGCGTGCCGTTGAACACCAGGTAGAAAATCTCGACGCTGCCCACCACAATATGCGTAGTGTCCGCCAGGGCGATAAGCCAGGTCATCAGGATGATGACGATAATTTTCGCGGAGCCTGCGGCGGGAAACATCCACACCATGGTTGTGACCAGCCAACCGGAGATAATCGCATTGGCAAACATCTCCAGCGGAGGGTTTTGCATCACCTTCAGGCTGATTTTAAGAAAGGCTTCGCGAGTCGGTTCATCGAACACGGGCATGACATCGAACGCCCATGCTGCGATAGCGGTTCCAATTAAGTTACCCGCCAGTACAACACCCCATAAACGTAACAGCAGGCCGATATTGCTGAGCGTGGGTTTATGCATAATCGGCAGGACGGCGGTGACGGTATTCTCGGTGAACAGCTGTTGCCGAGCGAGAATGACGATAACAAAGCCAAAGGTGTAGCCGAGATTTTCCAGCAAAAAACCGCCGGGCAGCTCGCTGAGATGGACATGGAATATGCCTTTGGCAACCAGCGAAGCCCCCATTGAGAGTCCTGCTGCAATCGCTGACCAGAGGAGCGCCATGGCATCGCGCTCAAGCTCTTTCTCTCCTTCCTGGCGAATCACTTCATGCGTAGCCATCGCCTGTGAAGGCAGGCGTTCTTCATCCACCTCAATTTCTTCACCATTCTGTTTTTCTTCACTTTCAACCTCAACATCTTCACTATCATGGTGAGTTTGCGGCTTCAT